CGAATGTCTAAAAATATAACTCTAGAGATTAAATTAACAAGGGAGTTAAAGAAGAAAGAACAGGCTTATGGGTATTGTCATGTTATTGATGATAATCTTAATCATCCACGTGAATTTGCTATTGAACTCGATGCCTCTATGAAGCATCCTTTCGATCAAATTCTTACATGGTTGGCACATGAGATGGTACACCTCAAACAATTTGTGAGGGGTGAATTGTGTGACTATGCAACTGGTTCGGTACAGTGGAAGTCTAAAAGATATTCTAGAAATGTTAAGTATGCTGATATGCCATGGGAGAAAGAGGCGTATCGTTTAGAAGATAAACTTTTTTATGAATTTACGGAGTGGTACTATGAGTAAGAGTATACCTAAATCGGGTACAATAGTTTTTGGGTCCGAAACACAGATGGATGGTTTTCTTGAAGGAATGAATCCAGGTTCTACTGTTATTGTAAGAGAGTTAAAAGATGATTGGCTATGCCGTTGGTTACCCGGTACAGATATTGTTAAATATTTTAATGATGGTGCCACAAGTGATGAAGAAATCTATTTCTATAATGAAGAAAGGTTGTGGGTAGCAATACCTGCTTTTAGCTGATATGAATAAGACTGTGAATGAAAACATTAAAGCGGAGCTCAAACGCACGAAGAAAGCTCTTGCTAAAGATACTCCAAAGAAACGTGCTAAGTATAAAGAACATCAGAAAGAGTTGAACCGTTTGTATAAGTTGCATAGCACAAAGGGTAGAGATTTTGTTGAAGTAGCAGGAGCAGAAAATGTCCCAACGACCTAATGGACCAGAAATAGATGAATTGCATGACTATGTAATGGAAGCCATTGGTGATTACATAGACTTTGAATACAGTTTTGACAACAATGAAATGGATGGTAATGCCGATGAAGGTGATAACCTAGAAGAAATCACCTTATGGAATAATCTTCCGTATGATTTTGAAGTCACCATAGAACGGTGCTATAAACAACATGAAGATGGTCATGATATGAACTATCAAGGTAGTTATATAGAAGGCGACTATGATTCTTATGTGTCTTGGTTGAAAGTGAAATGGCCTGATGCTTATGAAAAAGCTATCGCCAGCTGGCAACTGGACTACAATGATAGAATTACTGTTGAAGATAAGGCGGTGCCTGCTGTATTACTCGGACGCCGGACTGAGAATGGGAGCGAAACAGATGTTTCATAAAATGGTTCTAAATAGTTTAAGAAGTAAGTACAATGCTGATATAGATTGTGCTCGTGCCAATATTGAGGTGTATCTACAACAGGGAGTTGGTGTTGCAGAACATCCAGATATTGTTGCCTCGGTAGATAGTCTAATGACTATCATGTCCGAAGCAAGAGATAAATTGCAAGAGTTGAATTTGATGGAAGATAAGAACTTTCCAGAGACTGTTGCAGACATCATCAATCATTAGGAGAATATTAGATGGTACTTCTAGAAAGTGCATTAAATATTATTGTTGCTTCTATGATGATGATGGGATTGTCTATTGAAGATCAACAGACACAACAAGAGACTTATTGTGGTGCTCAGAATATTTACCATGAGAGTAGAGGCGAACCTGATATAGGTCAAGTAGCCGTAGCTCATGTGGTAAGAAACAGGGTAAATAGTTCAAACTATCCTAATTCTGTTTGTGCTGTAATATGGCAGACTGGTCAGTTTAGTTGGACTAATGATGATCGAACAGATGATCCAGATTTGGATAATGCGATTACAAGGGATGCATTTATTAAGGCGGCATGGATACATCTTGTCGCTAATGATAATAAAGATATTACGAACGGTGCTTTGTTTTATTATGCCCATGACAAAGTATTTCCGGTGTGGGCCAAATACAAAGAAATTGTGGCCATAATTGGTCAACATACATTTTTGAAATAGTGGAGTAATAGAATGAAGATGGAAGGTATACTTGCAATTTTAATAGCAACTTGTCTTATGGGTGGGTGTGCAGCACCTTTAACAAAGTCTGATGCTGGATTGGGACTTGGAGCTCTTACGGGTGGTGCCTTGGCTTATGGTCTAGGTCAGAATTCTAGTAACAAGGAAATATGGACAGTACTTGGTATTGGATTGGGTGCTATGATGGGTCAACATATTGGCCATCAGTTGGATCAACGTGACAGGCTTCTTGTTGGTCAGACATTTCAGACTACTTTGGAAAATCAGCCCAACAATACTATTGGTAGTTGGCACAACCCCAACAGTGGTAATGCAGGACAAATTATTCCCACACAGACATATACTGCTAACAGCGGGACACCGTGTCGAGAGTTTACCCAATATGTTTATATTGGTGGTGAGAAACAATCAGCATATGGTACGGCATGCCGACAGGCTGATGGCAGTTGGAAAATCTTGTAATGCAATATAGAATGGTGAATCCTGAATCGGGCAAAGCAGAAGATATTGAGTGTTCAGTATCAGATATGGAAGTCCTTAAATTGGAAGGATGGACAATGATATTCACACCCAACCCTAACTCAATTATATCTGGTAGAGATCATAGTGGCCAGGGTGGTGGTTATGGTACATCATCGGAATGGAAGGATCAATTGCGGAGAATTAAGGCTAATAATCCCGGCTCTACCATTGATATTTAAATAAATAGGTTTATAACATATCAACCGGAGGGCTCACCTTTGAGTAGACACAAAAAGATGCTCGTCAAACCACAACAATTAGTTACAGTAGAACCCATAGGAGATACTCAGAAGAAAGTATTTGCTGCGTGGGAAAAGGACAAGAATTTGTTTTTATCAGGTTGCGCTGGCACTGGTAAAACATTTGTTTTATTATATTTAGCATTAAAAAGTATTTTAAATAAAGAAACTCCTTATACTAGAGTGGTGTTGGTTCGATCTCTTTTGCCGTCAAGAGATATAGGCTATTTACCAGGTACAATGGAAGAAAAGTCTGACTTATATCAAGACCCTTATAGGATTCTTGTTAGGTATCTTTTTGAGATGCCAACAGATCAGGACTTTTCTTCATTATATGATAGATTAGTTTCACAGGGTACAATAGAGTTTTATTCGACCTCATTCTTACGAGGTTCTACATTTGATGGAAGTATTATTATTGTTGATGAAGCATCCAATATGTATTTTCAAGAGTTAGATACTATTATGACCAGAGTTGGTCAAAATAGCAAGATATGTTTTGCAGGAGATATGGCACAGTCAGACCTCCGCAAGCATAATGGTGACCGTAGTGGTTATCATAACTTCCAAGCAATATTGGAAGATATGAATGAGTTTGAAGTTTTTGAGTTTGGTATTGGAGATATTGTAAGATCAGGTTTGGTAAGGTCTTATCTAATACAAAAAGATAAAATGGGAATAAAAGCACATAACGCTTGACTTTTTCCTTAAAATGTGAGATAATAATATATTATGAATACGAAATATAACGGCCCAGCATTTCCAGAACTTCCTGTCCATACAGCGAATGGCATGAGGTTCTATGAAACTCCGGAAGGTGATAAACTACCTTCAATAACAACAGTGCTGGGTAAACAACCAGGCAAACAGTCTGGTTTGAAGAAGTGGCGTAAACGTGTTGGTGAACAACAGGCCAGGATCATTTCAGGTAAGGCTGCTCGTAGAGGTACGGTGTTTCATAACCTTGTGGAAGATTACCTAAATAATCAGGCAATAGAACATCATAAAGGTGATAACTTTCTGGCGTGGTGTTTGTTTGGTGAGATGAGAAAACATTTAGATGAACATATTGATGGTGTTATTTTACAAGAACAAAATATGTACTCTAAAATATATAAGGTGGCAGGCCGTTGTGACCTTATAGGTGTATATGATGATAAAATAACAGTTGTTGACTTTAAGACAACAACAACGATGAAGAAGGAAGAATGGTGTGAGGACTATTTTATTCAATGTGCGGCATATGCTTCTATGTATGAAGAACATACGGGTGTAGTAGTTGATGATATTGTCATAATGATGATAGCAGAAGATGGTCAAATAGAACTATTTGAAAAGAAAACTAAAGATTATCTAGCAAAACTAGATAAAATTATGACTGAGTTTTATGATAACTTGGTGATTGAAATGGAGATTGCCGTTTAATGAATGTTAAGAAGATTTGTATTGTTGGTGGAGGAAGCTCCGGCTGGTTTACAGCAGCGTTATTGAGTAGATGGTGTCCTGAAATAGATGTGACATTGATAGAATCTCCCAACGTCCCTACAGTGGGTGTTGGTGAATCCACAGTTGGACATATCAATGCATTTCTTAATTCATTGGGCATGGACACATATGGTAAAGAAGATTGGATGAAGGCTTGCAATGCAACATACAAGGCTTCTATCCGATTTGAGGATTTTCATGTAAAAGGTGAGTCGTTTCATTATCCTTTTGGTTTACAAGATGCCAGTGGAACAGTTTTTAACCAAGATGATTGGTTGCTCAAGTATTGGCTTTTTCAAGATAAAGAAAACCCAGTAGATTTTACTGATTTTGTAAATAGTTTTTATCCACAAATGCCATTGGTCTATGAAAACAAACCATATTTCTTTGATTATGATATGTTGTCCATACAACACAGGCAAGCTCTAGATCCATGGGATCCACAGAGGGATTATGCTTACCAAGTTGATGCTACATTGTTGGCACATTGGATGAGAGACAATCTTTGTTTGCCAACAGGTCTAACACATATAAAGGATGATGTTACTGAGGTATTACAGGGTGATGATGGATGGGTTACAGGCCTTAGAACAAAAGAGAATGGAGAACTAACAGCTGACCTATATGTAGATTGCACAGGTTTTAAGAGTTTGTTGTTGGGTGAGGCTATGCAGACTCCTTACCATAGTTGGTCTGAGGATCTTCCGAATAACAAGGCTTGGGCAGCACACAAACCATATACTGATGATATAGAAAACGAAATGGTTATGTGGACCAACTGTGTTGGTTTGGAAAATGGTTGGGCTTGGAACATACCATTGTGGAATCATATGGGTGTTGGTTATGTGTTTAGTGATAAGTTTACGGACTCTGATGATGCTCTAGCAGAATTTCAGAAACACATCGGACATGGAGATGATCTAGATTATAAACTCTTAGACATTAAGAATGGACGATATGAAAAACCTTGGGTTAAGAATGTTGTAGCTATTGGCCTGTCTAATGGATTTGTAGAACCATTAGAATCATCTGGACTTGTTACAGTACATGAGGCCTTAGATACATTGATAAGGGTTTTAAAATCCAGAGATGGTTTTGTAACACAATATGATCGAGATAGTTTTTCTTTTGTGAATAATGAAATGTTTGATTGCTGGAAGTATTTTGTATCAGCTCATTTTTATATGTCACGAAGGAATGATAGTGAATATTGGAGATGGTGGACACAAGAGAAAGAAGCGGGTGCTCATTGGTGGGGAATTGATACAGAGAATTCTCATCACTGGCCATCTGGTATTGCACACGCTAGACCTATAATGAGATATGTTAATTCATATGACTTTGGTATGGAGATGGCGGTTAGTAAGTTTAAGGGTGATAGTCTATATGGTATAGGCAATCCACAACTCTGTATTGCTATGGGACATCATTTCAATATTTACAATGATTATACAACAAATAGAATGAAATTTAGATTGGCCGGTGCCTCAGCAATAAGGAATTTTGATAAGGAATATTTACTAGAACAATTATCAAAAACGTTTGGATACTGGAAATCTAGGTATCAACTAGTTAGTGAAATAGGTGAAGGTCTGCCTAATATGTATAATTATTTGAAAGATAATATTCATAAATAGAAATAAGATTTTTAATTGCAATTAGAAAAGGAGGAAAAATGAAGAAGTCTTTAGTTGCTTTGTTATGTAGTGGTATGTTCCCTATGGGTGCAATGGCGTTGGACGTCGGAACTGTTAGTGATATTACTGTCACAACAGATTCGGTTTCAATTACAGCGGATCAGGATGGTAACACTTTTACAGTAGGATATGGTGGCATTGCTTTTACCACCGACGATAGTACGAAACTGGGTGTTTCTTATGATACACCTTTAGTCCTTGGACTCAGTGGTGGTCTGTCGTATGATTATGAGAAGTCTAATGACCATGTGCTTGGTATTAACACCGTCTTTGAGTCTTGGGGTGCTAATGTTGAAACCGATGTGTCTTGGAATATCAATAACAGCGATTGGTCTGCTGAAGTTGGAACAGGATACTCCCTTATAGGGATTGATGGTCAAGTCACAACCAATTGGGATGTTGATGACTTTTCTTATGAAGGTATGGATGTGACTAGTGGTTATACTTGGGTCTTGGCAGATAACTTTTCTGTTCGGCCGAATGTAACTATTCCCTTTGATAGTGACTGGACCCGTGGTGATCTCACCGCAGGTATTTCCATTCAGATTGACTTTGGCAAGAGCGTATCTGAATAAATAATCCGTGAAAGAAGCTGATGACGGTACGGGAGTAGGCGTTTCGGACGTGGGTTCGATTCCCACCACCTCCACCATAACTTGGGCAGATAAACCAGAAAGGCTGGGACAAAACCTCATGGGACGTAGTGTACATGGGGTTACAGATAAACAGCCTGATTGGTATTATACACCCAATGAATGGAGTAGAAGTATTGGATGGGGTACAGTCCCTGATGAACGTAATAGTGAATTACGGAAAGAACAGGGGGGTGACCTGGTTTCGACGAGGCGAATTGAAAGCGTACAAGAGGATTCTGACACATAATATAAACGCCAACGATGACGTTTACTTTGAGGACTATGCTCTAGCAGCATAATAACTCACGGGGTTTGGCCCACCTTGATATTAAACGGGCTCCTGTTACACACTGGGTCCTCTTGATTAAGCCCTACGCTCCGGGAACCGCCGAATTGAGGATAGGCGGACCCACCTTTTATATTATGGCTACAAAAATGACACCTAAACGATTTGCTATTGTCATAGATGATTTGGTTCGTGATAAGAACCTTACACATCTAGAGGCAGTTATACATTATTGTGAACACCACGGTTTAGAAAGTAATTCAATTACTAGATGGATAGATAAGAGTTTGAAAGAGAAACTCCAGTACGATGCGGAGAGCTTAAATTATTTACCAAAAACTAGTAGACTTTCTGGACTATGATGAACGAATACGAAACATATCAAAACTATCTTGCTCTTAAATTACATTTTGAAGGTTCTTATGACTATTTTAAATATAATGGTAAAACAAGTACTACAATAGAGTCCTTTGAGAAACGTAAAGACAGATTTAAGTTTGGCAAGATTTCTAGAACATTAAACGATTCAGAGATTAGAGATTACTTTGTATCTAACCTGATACGTGGTAAGAAATGGATAGGAGAATTTGATAAGAAGAATTGGACACAACATAAAAAAGTAATTCAAAGTTTGGAATATTTTTTTATAAATGATACCGAAAACCTCTTGACAAATGCTTCAAACTTTGATATAATATTCCAATGTGCGGATGGAAAGCATCCAAAACTAGTAAAAGCTTATTTAGGTAAAAAGATAACATTAGAAACATTGGTAATATTTGAAAAGTTATTGAATTATATAGATTGGTTTAATGAGGAGATTAAAGAAACTTTTATATGGCCAGAGTTGAGTAGATTGATTAAGAACTATGAACCATTTGTAGAAGTGGATAATCTTGCAAAATTTAGAAAGTTGGCAGTTAATAAAGTGAAGGAGTTCCAGACGTTATGAGTGAAGTACAACCAAAAGAATCGTATGTAGATGAAGCTAAGAGGCGTATAGCTCATCTGTCCCATAAACTTGAAGTAGCATTAGAACGTATCAGAGCATTAGAGTTTGATAACGCTGAACTTCAAAGATGGAGTAATGATGTTTGTTTACCAAAACTCCAAGAACTGTCTGATGAACTTTCTATGAAATATAATCAGAAGAAATACAGACAGAAGAATTGGAAGAATGATTTAAGAGGAGAACAAAAAGGCACCCAACTGTAGGCATACGGTTGGGGGAGGAAGTTGACATAAGAATCTCCCCGGCAAATGGAGATAATGTTGTGTGTCAGAGGTGGTACTCAGGCGCCTATCCGAAAGGAGATGGTGTCACATCAACCTACTGGTTGAGACACAGTTCCGACGAAACTATCAGAAAGGTAGTTTGCTAATGTCGGTTGAAGGTGGACCCAAGTCCTTCCTTTCTCCCTGCCACTTTTCTTTATTATGAAACTAATTGATAATTTTTTAGAAGAAAAAGAGTTTAACCACTTACGAGATAGTATGATTGGTAAGGACTATCCACATGGTTTACAACCACCTCCATTACCTTGGTTCTATAACGACACTATAGATAATCCTGAAGAAGAACAGAGTAAATTTCAATTTACTCACACCTTCTTTGATGACGAACAACCAAAGAGTAGTGCCTTTCAAGAGTTTGCACACATATTTAAAAATATTATTGGCGTTTGTCAATTAATCCGTGTAAAGGCTAATCTATTGACACGGACTCCAACGATAGTTCAGAACACCTTTCATACAGATTTTGGTGTAGTCAATAATGATAAAGGTAATGTGCTTACATCAATCTTTTATATTAATGCTAATAATGGATATACTCTATTTGAAGATGGTACTAAAGTCGAGAGTGTGGCTAATAGATTGATTACATTTCCAACTGATGTATCACATACTGGTACATCATGTACAGATGAGAAGATTAGAGTTGTTATAAACTTTAATTATATTTTATAATGACTGCTTTAAAACAAGTAAAGAGATTTGGTACGAGTGGCATGGTGTACCGAAGAGGACAACAGATTGTCCTAGAAAACGAAAGAACTGCCGAACACGTTGCCGTAAAGGTTGTGATGTATGATAGCGCACAAGGTTGGATGGCAGAGAACGGTGACGGTGATTGGCAGTGGTATCGTGAAATTAAACAAGATAAAGATCCAGAAAAAACTGATTACTGGAAATATATTAAAAAGGCAGGAACATAAGCGGGTATCGTATAGTGGTATTACCTCAGGTTTCCAACCTGATGATGACAGTTCGATTCTGTCTACCCGCTCCAAAATATTATGCAATTACTAGTAGAAATTATAGATAGAGATGATGACAGTAAAGCCATTCTATTTCCCAAAGAACTTATAGATAAGTTGGATTGGGATCAAAAGACTTTACTAGAGTGGCAAAATATAGATGGCCGTAGGTGTATAGTGCAGAGTAACGTTGCTGCATCACGGCATATTATAGATAAAAATGATATGATAAAACACCTTATACAGGAGTAGTCCTTTAACACAGCCCCTATAGTTAAACGGTATAACGGTTCCCTTGTAAGGATCAATTGTTGGTTCGATTCCATCTAGGGGCTCCAAATGAGACAAATGAGAATATATGATGAATAAGTTTGAGTATGTATGGCTTGATGGTTATAGACCCACACAGTCATTAAGAAGTAAAGTAAAGGTAGATGAGTTTGCTGATCTATGGTCATTTGATGGATCATCTACTCAACAGGCAACAGGTGGCAAGTCGGATTGTCTATTGAATCCAGTTGCAGAGTATAGAACTTTAGACCGTATCCGTGCAGATGCAACACAGACACGTCCGGGTTTAGAAGGCACTTATGTAATGTGTGAAGTATTGAGTGCTGACCATGAACCACATCCTTCCAATAACAGAACCCATTGTCAGAATTTGGTGAGTGATGAATGGTGGTTTGGTTTCGAGCAAGAGTATTTTATGTATAAAGATGGTCGTCCTTTAGGTTGGCCAGAGAAGGGTAAACCTCGAGCACAAGGAGATTATTACTGTGGTGTTGGTGAAGGCAATGTAGTGGGTCGTGAGATTGTAGACAGACACACAGAAGCTTGTATGAATGCCAATATTGGTATCACTGGTACTAATGCAGAAGTTGCCTTAGGTCAGTGGGAGTTCCAGGTGTTAGGTAGTGGCATTCGTGCTGGTGATGACTTATGGATGGCACGATACATTTTACAACGTATTGCTGAAATGAAAGGAGTGTCTATTAACTTTGCACCGAAGCCGCAGAAAGGTGATTGGAATGGTTCAGGTATGCATACCAATTTCTCTAATAGTGAGATGAGAAATCGTGGTACATTACAATTACACCAGAACATATGTGAGAAGTTAAAGACAAAACATCAAGAGGCGATAGGATTATATGGTGCAGATAATGACCAGAGGCTGACAGGAAAACATGAGACACAATCTATTAAAAAATTTAGCTACGGGATTAGTGATAGGGGTGCTAGTATTCGTATTCCTATCTTTACTGTAGACAACAATTATGGTGGTTATCTAGAAGATAGACGACCAGCATCTAATGCTGATCCGTATAGAATAATGAAACATATAGTGGAGACAGTAACTGATGGCTGAGGGTATTTGGTCGGACTGGCAAGTAAGATTGGTTGCCAGTAACATGGCTGAGAAACGTCCCAAACGAGTGTGGTTTGAAGATGGTAAAGGAACTCAGGATGATTATTTCACATCGCTCAAGAGTTGGTCACACATTACTGCCAGACAGTTATATTCTATGGAGTTAGAAGAACGTCAGTTGATTATTTTCGTACACCATTTAGGTATTGAACACGTTGGAATTGAAACTTTTGATCCACAAGATAAAGGTAAATATTCTCAACAGAGTGATTTTAAACCGAGTGAGGGAAGATGAATCCATCTGTAACATTAATAGATGTAATGGGAAACGATTTGAGTGTGGTGAATGCCGCTCGAGTTAGTTTTAATAAGAAGGCCACTTGGGGACATCATGTTCCAGCTCAAGGTATCTTTGAGCTTAAAGATGGTGATAAGAAACTAATACAATACTTGGCGAAGCATTCTCACTGGACTCCTTTCGGACACTGTACACTATCGTTCCATATTAAGGCTCCTATCTTTGTAGCGAGGCAACTAGTCAAACACCAGGTTGGACTTGTCTGGAATGAAGTGTCCCGTCGATATGTAGATGAAGTACCAGAGTACTGGTTGCCAGAAGAATGGCGTGGACGACCAACGGATAAGAAACAAGGGTCTAGTGAAGAAACTGTTGAGTGGTTAGATAGGGAGACAAGAACGGGTGCTGCTGTTGGTACATCGTGTGATCTTGCTGTAGAAACTTATAACAGAATGATCGAAGCAGGTGTTGCACCAGAACAAGCTCGTATGGTATTACCACAGAACACATACACAGAGTGGTATTGGACTGGTACATTGTATGCATTTGCTAGAGTGTGTAATCTGCGGTGTAAAGCTGATACACAAGAAGAAACAAGAGAAGTGGCGTGGGAAATACATGATTGGGCTAAAGAGAAGTTTCCGGTGTCATGGCCTGCATTATTTTATGCCTCATTGGCCGTTTAGAATTCACAATATTCATAAATAATAATACTATTTTGATATGAGATGTTTTTTGATAGGTAACGGTGAGTCCCGTAGAGGCCTAGATTTAGAAGGCTTAAAAGAATATGGCACAACATGGGGTTGTAACGCCATATACCGGGATTGGACACCAGATAGACTAGTTTCTATAGATATAGAAATATCACATGAAGTCTATCGTTCAGGTTACGCCTTTAATAATGTTTGTTATTTTAGAGATTGGAGTAGGTTGCCGGCATATGCATATGATGCCATAATCAACACCGATATGATCTCTAAAGAAGATTTAGATAATATAGCTGACTATATACATGAGAGTGATAGGCCGGAAGGCTATGACGAGTTTGTAGTTAGTGGAGTAGATTTAGACAAACTAATAGAATTAAGGAACAATTATTTAACTGAGCATCCAGACGAAAGACCTGAGAATATTGACATTGTTCTAGGAAATAAGAGAGCAGGTCTCTGGATAACTTGGTGCCCCCCAAAAGATAAAGTAATCAAAACAGAAGCATTACCAGGAGATACCGATTACTCGTTTAGTTCTGGACCTTTGAGTAGTTTACTTGCATCACACCACGAATCGCCAGAAGAAGTATATTTTATAGGGCACGATTTATATTCGGACACAGGACGGTTTGTAAATAACGTCTACAAGGGAACGGATTGTTATATCGACACAAAGGGTTCGGAGATCCCACCGGATGCTTGGATCAAACAACATAAGTTGATATTTGATAAGTTCCCTAACACAAAGTATTACAAAGTTAATCCACAAGCAATATCATCTGATGATAGGATTAGCTGTGTGATCGGGGAGTGGAAGGATACTCCCAACCTAGAGTACATTACTATAAATGAAATGTATGATAGGGTAACAAAAATCAACCAAAACGGAGGTAAATACCAAAATGGCTGATATTATTACAAATGTAAAAGGTTGGATCAATAAGATTTCAGAAGTTGCTGTAAGTCTTATCGCTCTGGCAGTAGTACTCCAAGTACTATTTGGATCAGATTTGATCTTCCTTCCCGTTGATGTCATCGGGAATATAACAGGTCTAGTGGCATCACTAGGCAGCCAAGGACTAGTTGGGCTTGTAGCCCTAGGCGTCATTTATTGGATCTTCACCAAGAAGGACTAGTAAGATTGACTAAAGGATCTATGGGGAGGGTGCATCCTCCCCTAGTTCCGATTGGGGGTTGACAAGCGCCCAAAAATATGTTAAGCTATATAAATAGTTATACATTATGTATACTATGTGAAATACGACTAATACGACTAATACGGAGAGAGATATGAGTTTTGCACAACTAAAGTCCAAGTCTGGGACTTTTGAAAAATTACAGGCCGAGTTGAATAAGATCAACGAACCAGTTAAAGCATCCTTCAGTGATGATAGGTTTTGGAAACCTGAACTGGACAAATCTGGTAATGGGTATGCTATTATCAGATTCTTACCCCAACCTGCTGATGAGGACTTGCCATGGTGCCGTGTGTGGAGCCATGCATTTAGTGGTCCCGGTGGTTGGTACATCGAGAACAGTTTGACTACCCAAGGTCGAAGTGATCCTGTGTCAGAGTATAACACTGAGCTGTGGAACAGTGGTAATGAGTCTGATAAAGAGATCGCTCGTAAACAGAAACGAATTCTCAAATACTATTCCAACATTCTTGTTGTGACAGATAGTAGACATCCTGAGAATGAGGGTACGATTCGATTGTTCCGTTATGGTAAGAAAATCTTTGATAAACTTACCGAAGCAATGAACCCTGCGTTTGATGATGAAGAAGCTTTGAATCCTTTTGATTTTTGGAAGGGTGCAAACTTCAAGTTGAAGATTCGTAAAGTGGATGGTTATTGGAACTATGACAAGTCAGAGTTTGATAATCCGTCAGGAGTCTTTGAAGGTGATGATGAGAAATTGGAGAAGGCTTATAGTAAACTCCATGCATTGCAGGAGTTTGTTGGTCCCGAAAGTTTCAAGACGTATGATGAACTGAAGGATAAACTTCACAAGGTCTTAACTGGAACTTCTGTTAGAGGTACAGTTGAGAATTTTCAACCAAAACAGGTAGAAACACCTAAGGTAGAGGAAGTGGTAGAAACTTCTGATGATGATACTTTAAAGTATTTTGCTAAGTTGGCTGATGAAGATTAATTAATCGTAAGACAACTACGATAAGGACCCTGCTTCGGCAGGGTTTTTTTTGGCTAAAATGCTCGGCCGCCAGTTCCCAATTTACCATTAGCCGGCAAATCTTCAAACGTACTACCCATAGTGTTGGCCATTTCAACAATGGTATTATAAAATGGTGTTTCTGATCTTAAATCTAATATGTGAGCAACTTTGGTAATTATCCAAGAGTTGGTAAATCTATTTTCATGTACTCTTAAAGATTTAAGATCGCCCTTTTGACCACCTCTCATACCAACATCGGGGAATTTAGCACCTGCACCCATACCTACAGATAGTCCAGAGAGACCTGGTAGAGTTACTTCTAGCCTTTGGTATCCAAGTAGATGGCCCACTTGCATTTGTCTGTGTAGAGGTACAGCAGTGCCAGTTCTACTCCATGGGTATTCTAAGTTACCATTGTTCTTGTTGATGTTTGAATTTTTATTACTAGTATAGCTCTGCATTAGTAATGCACCATCAGGCCATTCAGATAATGTCTTGTCTGCACCTTTGGGGTTATATACTGGAGTTTTAGCAGCATGACTAAATCTATATTCTTTGAGTTGTTTTATATAATCTGATTTGTATATGTCAAAGCTTTTATTAAGAGCATCATGTTCTATTAGTTTACCAGCCCACACACCAGCTTGAATTGATACCAATTTATCACCTGTTTCTACGAAGTCATAGGAGTAAGCTCGTAAGTATGAACCAGGCAAACCTGCCATCATGCCATCTGCAGATGCACCGCCCGGACCCAGTGTAGAATCTTGTACGGCCAATGTAAATGATAGGGATTTATCTCTACTAGTGTTGAGTGGTTGAAAATGAAAACCACCACTATCATCAGAACGACAGACAGTTTCATAGAATCCATAGTCAGACCTACGTCCTTTAAATATCTGTTCTTGGCCGGCCGCAGTCATGTCGAATTCACCCCAAAAGGCATTAGTTTCTTTTCTTTGTGTGTCTGGAATAAAACCACCTATTAAGTCGAATGGTCGTAGATTAGGAGAAACAAAGTGCCGTATATCTAAACTTTCTTTAGTGTGTATTGGTTTTATACTCTTTACATCATTTTCTAATATATCAGTAACGATGTCAGAGTATATTCCTTTATATGCTTTAGACACCCTCATTCTATTGTTTGTTACAGTTTCAGTAGAACAAAAATGTATACGGTATGTTAATGTTGGAGTGGTCTTACCAGTTTGTGTAACTTTGTATCCAATATTTTGTATGCCATGAACATATAATGGATGTACTGAGAAGTCTACTGCAAATTCTGGATGGCCAGCTTCAGTTGCACCACCAGTTTCAAATTTCATATATAATAGTTCTTCACCTATAAGCAATCCAGATTCAACTAGGTTGAGATCATCTTCCATTTCCAACCAACCACTGATACCTATACTTTCTATATCCTCAAAGAGGTGTATAGATGTTACTAGGTTACCTATGGGATATTCTTTACCAGGGCCATGATGTAGATTACAATATACAAGCTTAAAGTCACCGGGTTGGAAGTTATCTTCCCCACCCTTAATCGCATCTATATCTTCTAGTGTTGTTACTACTGAGCTCATGACTTATTGAAACGGATTGTTCCGCAATCTTTCATATTCATCTACAAATTGATGTAGATGATGTTTCTTTAAGAGTTTGATTTGTTTTTTCTCATCATTAGTAGACCTTTCATATTCCAAATTATTAATGGCTGTTGCAAATGGTTCTGTACCTTTTACCTGAATCTTGACAGTTTGGTTGCCGGACTTTTGTGGTATTTCATAATGATGAATTTCATATGGATTATCATATTTGTCATCAACCCAACGATTTAGTTCGGTTTCTGTCAATGGCCATTCATAGAATCTATTAAACATTTTATTGGTCATTAGTATAACCCAATGGTATCCAGCTTTACCGTACATTTCATATGCTATAGATTCCGGTGATTCGTAATCTTTAACATCATATTTGGAGAATAGTGTGTGACTCTCCGATATACCTTTTCTTACAACTATTCTTGTAACAATATCTTCAGCAAGAATGTAGTTGTTATCACCTTTAAGGTCATAGGATATTTTTGGGAAAGTTCTAGTAAAAAACATCTTAATAACCTTCCGTAACTCTTTGTTTGTCGAGAAGTTCTATTTCTTTAAAGGCAAGAGATATGTCTATTTGGACTGGCATACCATCGTCAAATGTAGAGAATCTATCACCACCATAGTTTACTCCTAGACTGGTTAGGGCACACATTCCTATCTTATTCATATGAGGATTTATACTATCTTTAAAGTAATATGTTATTTCAAATACAAATGGTAGAGCGTAGATACGATATCCTGTACTAGCTATTTGTTCAGCTGCCGAATATTCTTTAAATTTTCCTATTATCTCTTGAATAACACCTGTTTCTTCTGGGCTCGAAGCTTTTAGTGAAAATGGAAATGAAAATTCTCTATAGGATGGGCCTGAAAATGTTACCATAGATTCGGACATAGTGGCTGTACCTGTCAAACCCTGCATCAATGGAGCTCCAACAGCATCACCTATCAATCCTGTTGCAGCTGTTCCTATGCCTTTAAAAGCATTTTCTTTTCCTGGGTTGAGTTTTTGTACAAAATTTTGTATTGAACCCCAACCCACACCTTCTGTAGTTTTGCCTGCAGTTGCATTTCTCACAACATCTTGTAGAGAAGCTGTACCTCTATCTCCTGGAGCTCCACTGCCAACTTGCAGTTGAGCACCTGAGGCCTGAGTACCTATAGCAGATGAAGCTGCACCTACGTTTTCTTGGTTCCATCCTTGAGAATAGTTGGTGCCAATGCCTGTTGGTATAGGTAGAAATATAGGTCCACCGGCTGATTCATAATCTTGAAGTCTATCTCTTTGTGATCCAAAACCACCAACTATACGAAAAGGCTCAAAACCCATGTAGTTGGATAGTCCTTGTGTAGCTCCCAATTCAGGTGGGAAGGTTGTTATGCTTGCAGCAGCGTGATGTGTCAGGTGAGCGGCCATATAAACATTCCTCTATTCTCTGTGCCTAAATACTTGCAGGACTATTTATATGATTAAAAAGAAATACAGCAACAAAAAACCATACAAAGGTAAATTTAACCCGACTGATCCGAGTAAGTATGTTGGCAACTCACGGAACATTATCTACCGTTCCTTGTGGGAACGGCAGTGTATGGTTTATTTTGATCGCAATGAGAATGTACTAGAGTGGGCCAGTGAGGAGGTTATCATACCTTATGTTTCACCTTTTGATGGCAAGGTACACAGATACTTTCCAGACTTTATAGTTAAGGTCAAAAAGGGACAAATAACAGAGACCAGAATCATTGAAGTTAAGCCATCAAAGTTTCTTAAGCCACCTGCTAAGAACCCTACTAGAAAGACTAAATCATACCTCTATGAAGTGAGAGAATGGGGCAGAAACAATGCAAAATGGGATGCCGCACAGAAATATTGTGATGAAAGAGGATGGATTTTTGATGTATGGACTGAAAAGACCTTAGGAATGAGATAAATAGTTGTGTATGAGTTTATTTCAAGAAATAAAAGATTCAGCTGACGGGAGAGAGTTATCTGTTAGATGGTATCAAAACCAGATACGATCTTTAGGCGGTAGTAGAATTGATGCTAGGCAACATATAACGGAAGGTCGTAGAGAAAACAGAACGGGTGTTAGACCTGAATTTGGACAATTAAATCTGTTTGCTTATCGACCAAAGACTGCTAATAAACTGCCGTATTATGATACATTTCCTATTGTCTTGCCTTTTAAAGAACATATAAATGGATTTACAGGTATAAACTTCCATTATCTATCTATGGGTTTACGAGTACAGTTGTTAGATAGAATGAAAGTTTATGCTGACGAGGACAAGTTAAAAGTTTATTGGGATTTAATTAGTAATGTTAGGTTGGTAAAACCTACAGTTAGGAGATATGATAGAGCACAAGTAAAATCATTGTACTTACAAATCCCTTTAAATGATATGTTGGTGGGTATATTATTACCTGTACAGAGATTTTATACTGGTGAGTGGGCTTACAAAATGAGAAAACCACCCCGATCAGTATGGCACGATTCTAGGAGAAAAATGTAATGGCACTATTACCAGAGTTTATGGCTACGCTCACTTCAGATGATCTAGCCAGACAGAACAGATTTGAAGTACAAATCTTTCCACCGGGTGGTCAAGATAATGTAGTTAATATGCTCTGTGAAAATGCTACATTTCCTGGCCAGAATATGAGAACAACACCAGACCAATTAAGATATGGCCCAGTGAGAGAGTTTGTCCATGGTGTCACATACGGACCTATTAGTTTAACATTTATATGTAGACCAGGTCTACCAGAAAAGAGATTCTTTGAAACATGGCAAGAGTTGATGTTCAACAGGGAGTCTTGGAATGTACATTACTATAAAGATTATTACGGCCGCATTAGATTACACCAATTAGATAGAGATGATTCGCAAGTTTATAGTGTCACTATATTTGAGGCCTATCCTAAAACTATAACTGCACAAGACTATTCGCTTGGTAGTAATGATTCATATCAGACATTACAGATAGAGTTTGGATTTCACCATTGGGAGTATGAAGATCAGAGTGGTAGGGCTGCTGGCACAGGTGCAGTAGATGATTTTAGTGGTATGGCAGCTGCTGATAAGGCTAGACAAGAAAGAGAAGAGGCTATAGCTACAGGTGTGGATGATTTTAGTTCAGTAAATACTAATGAAGGTGGTGTGGCTCGCAGAGGTACCCAAGCAGGCGGTGTTGATAGTTTTTCATCTATGCCCGCCGGGTCCGCAACACCTGCAGGTGCATCAAAGGCTGCTGCAGCAGGATCTAAAGCATCATCTGGTAAAAAGTTCGGTGGAAAATCAATGACTTCATTTATGTCTC